ATTTAGACAAAGAAATAGCTGCTGCACAGGTGATTAACAATGCTGCTGATGTTATATCGTCTGGTAATCTTTCTGAGATAAAAGAAAATTTAACAAAACCTCAATTAGATCAAGCCATTAGGACTTCTTTGAAGGGTAAGGATTTAGATACGCAAATGTTAATATTAGAAAGGAATAATGCAAAATCTGAAGACTATTCTAATATGCTGTCAGAGGGAGCTACTAATATACTAGGTGCAGAACCAGATGTGAACAAACTTGAAGCACAAATAAGTATATATCAAAAAATGAAAGCCAGAGGTAATGGTGTATTAGAAAATCATTTATCGAAAAATGAGATAGCTATTTACAATTCAGTACTTATTTTAGAGCAAAGTGGTGGCAAATCAAGGGTAGAAGCTATTAACATGGTCGCTGAAGCTAATAGGACAGGAATAGACGTAAACGCAAAATATAAATCTATTAAAAATGAAGTTGATAAAATAAGCTCGGAAACAACAAGCAGTTTTCTTGGAATCACATTTGGCACAAAGCCACAAAATACAGCAGCTATACAACAGAAAGTTGAAGATTTATCTAAGATTTACATAAGTTTAGGAACAGATCCTAAGAAAGCACTTGAGCAAGCATCAAAAGATATAATAGCAAGTCATATAAATCATAAAGGTGTTTTAATACCAAGGTCTATAAATTTAAATGAAACAGAAATAAAAGAAAGTGCTGATTTAATAATAAAGAATTATCAATCCAAAAATCCAGATGATGATGAAGCTGTAATAACTGCTACACCTGTTACAGACAGAGCAGATAAATGGATTATAATTAGAGATGGTATTCCATTTCCAAATGAGTTTTATACAAGAGATGAAATATTAAAGCTGAAAGATGATGAAGCAAAAGCAAAAGCAAAAGAAAAAATGCTTAAGAGTTTAGAAAAACGGGAAAAACTGCAAGAATCTTTGAAGAAATCAAAGGGTGAGCAAAGAAGAGAAAAGATAATGCAGAAAAACGAAAAAGAGTTAGCAGAATTTTTTAAAACAGATTTTTCAAAAGCATTACCAGAAAAGACAGAAGCATCTGTAAAGAGAGAAAAGGAAAAAGAAAAGATTAGAAAAGAAAATATTAAGGCATTAAAACAAACATTACTAGGACCAAAAGGTAGGGAGTTATTAGATTAATGGAGCTTAAATCTAAACAGATAGAGCTTGCAAGACCTATTAATTTGCTTGAAGAAGAAGAAGCAGAAAAAACTCTACAGGAAAAAAGAGATCAAGTTACATTTACTGATGCTTTGTCGGCAGCTTATGCTGAAGATAACACAATGTCTTGGATATATAATGGGTTAGAAGATTTTGAGCCAGATCCTGACTTTTCACTTGATGAAGACACTTACAAAGAAGTTACTAAAGATATACCATTAGAATATCGTGATTTTGTAGAGGATGCTGTTAGTAGACCTCACTTAGAAAAACTGCGTGATAGAGTTTTGCAGTCAATGAAAAATGAAGAAACTTTAGCCAATTATGGTTGGGCAGGTGTTGGTTTGAGGTTAGGGGTTGCAACTATTGACCCAGCAGCAATTACGGCAACTGTGTTAACAGAAGGTGTCGCTGCTCCATTTATATGGGGTGGTAAAGCTACAAGATTAGCTAGGGCGTTTAGAGGTGTTTTTACAGGTGGTGTTTCTAGTGCTGCTGTAGAGTCGTATTTAGTTTCGCAAAATCCAGTGAAAGATCCATATGACATATTATACGCTGCTGGTGGTGGTATGCTATTAGGTGGTGCTATAGGTGGTGCGTTTGGCAAAAGCTCAGATGAGATGTTTAATAATGCTTTTAAAAAGGGTGTAAATGATTTCGAAAAAGCACAAGTAAGTGATTTACAACAAGCCACAATAGATAAAGGAATAGCCAAACCAGAAGACTACAAAAGACCTGATGGTAGTGTAGGTGCTATGGAAAACCCTATAAGTCCAGCTAAACAAATAAAAGAAATAGTAACTGGTGCAGATGCTGAGATAGAAGAAGCTAGTAATACGCCATTTAGTTTTTTTGGCAAACTTAGAATAGATATGATAGGTCAACTTAAAAATAGCAAATTAGGCATATCAAGAAAGTTGGCAAGTATTTTAGGAGAAGATGCTGTTGAGCCAGGAGAGTTTACAGCAGACTTAATAAAGACAACAAAAACAAGAAGTTACAGCGTAAGGTATTATAACGCTTATGAAAATTCTTATACAGAGTGGGCAAAATCTAATAATATTGGATATTTAAAAAGAAAGTTTGGTTCACAAAGGTCTCAGTTTGGAAGACTTGTTGCAGATGAAATTGAGTTTCCTGGGTCTTCTAGAAACCAATCGGTTATAAATGCAGCACAAAGACAAAGAAATATATTTAGAGAAATATTACAAGATGCAAAAAATGCTGGTGTAAAAGGGTTTGAAGATATACCTGAAGATTTAAGATATTTTACACATTTATGGGATTCTCATAAATTTACTACGCTAAGGCAACAGACAGATGATGGTTTCATTCCAATGTTGTTATCTCGATCTTTAAGAAACGCTAATCCTGAATTAACTGAAGAATTGGCAGATGCTATTGGTAGAGGGATGAGAGACAAGATTGTTGATCGTCACGTTGGTTTAGATGCAGGTGTATCAAGAATTTTTAGTACATCAAATAAAGAATTTTTAAAAGATTTGCTTATTGAAGAGGAAATATTGTCTGAATCACAAGCAGATGCTTTGGTAAATCTTTTACATTTTAAGCCAGAGGGTGTTCCGTCAAGAGCAAAAAAACGTCTTAAGTTTGATTTGAATTATGAAATGACATTTGAAGGCAAAAGATTTGCAGTCAAGGATTTAATGAATAGAGATGCTGAGCAAGTTTTCAATTCATATGTGAACCAAATGTCAGGAAGAATAGCATTTGCACAAAAGGGCATAACAAGTGATGCAGACTTTGAAAAACAAATGAAGCTAATTAGGGCAGAAGGTGATGAATTAGGTGATGATGGATTAAAACAAGCTGAAAAAGACATTCTTAAGTTTGAGGTTATGTATGATATGATTTTAGGAAGACCACCTAAAACAATACAAAATCCATCTTCTGATGCTAATCGTATAGCTAGATTGCTTATGGATTACAACTTTATTAGAGTTATGAACCAAGTAGGTTTTGCACAAGTTGCTGAATTAGGTAATGCTGTATCTATAGATGGCATTAGAGGTTTGATAAGGGTTATTCCTGAACTTAAATCAATGCTTAAAAGAACAGCCAATGGTGATTTAGAGGATCCTGTTGCAAGAGATTTAGAAGCGTTTGCAGGTATTGGTGTTGATAGAAGAATACATCAAGCTATGAATAAATATGATGCACATGATATATATGTAGAAGGCAGGGGAGACTTCATAGATAGGGTTGGATTAGCTGCACAACCATTAAAAAGGATTACAGCAGATATCTCTGGTATGGCTCCTATAACTGCTGGTTTAGAAAGAGCTGCAGGAAGAATTGCTGTACAATCTTTAACTGATTTAGCTTTTGGTATTAAAAGCATAAACTTTAAAAAAATAGGTAGAGGCACTAAAGAGCAAGATATAGCCAAAAGAATGGAAAGTCTTGGATTAAATACTGATATGTCACAAAGGGTTTTTGAGCAAATAAGACAAAACGCAGTAACAAGTCCATCAGTGTTTTTTAAAAGCAGAAAAATTAGAAGAATTAATTTAGATGCTTGGGATGACATAGATGCAAGAGATGCTTTTGTTTTAGCTGTAAGTAGGTGGACTAGGCAAAGCATACAACAGAATGATGTTGGTAATTTAAATATACATATGACAAGCACAATGGGTAAAATATTATCTCAGTTCAGAACATTTATGCTTGTGTCTTATTCAAAACAATTTTTGCATAATATAAAAAGAAATGATTTTGCCGCATATTCTGCCATGATGTATTCATCTTTCTTTGCTGGGTTATCTTATACTGCACAAATGCACGCAAATGCTATAGGCAGATCAGATAAAGAAGAATTTTTAAGAGAAAGGTTGTCTCCTGTAGAAATAGGGAAAGCAGCTTTCCAAAGAAGTTCTTATGCTTCATTGTTTCCTTCACTAATAGATACTGGTATGCCTTTTTTTGGCGAAGATCCTTTGTTTTCTTATGGAAGAACAACAGGATTAGCTACAGGTTTGATTAGTGGAATACCATCTGTGCAATTAATTGATACTGGATACAAGGCTGTACAAGGAGTTAGCCGAGCTTTGTTAAATGACGAATATCAAGTGTCTGCTGCACAAGGTAGGGCACTTAAGTCATTAGTTCCTTATTCAAACGCAATAGGGATAAAAAATGTTATGAACAAAATGTTTGAAGATTTACCTGAGTCAGCAAGGGTAGATTAAAATGAATTTGATTAATTTAACAAAAAATATTATAACGTAGAAATGAGGTAGTTATGACAGTTAGTAGCACAACCACAAAAAACAGTTACAGTGGCAACGGAAGTACCACTACATTTGCATATGCTTTCAAGATATTTGCTGACGCAGACCTTACTGTAATACTTAGATCGGCTACTGGTGTAGAAACAGTACAGAGTCTAACAACAAACTACACAGTTACAAATGCTGGTAACGCTAGTGGTGGTAATGTTGAGTTTGTAACTGCACCTGCTAGTGGAGTTACTGTCGTTATTAGACGTAACATGGCACAAACTCAGTCTACAGACTATGTGGCAAACGATCCTTTCCCAGCAGCTACACACGAAGATGCACTAGATAGGTTGACTTTTATTGACCAGCAACAGCAAGAAGAAGTAGACAGAAGCATCAAGCTATCACGAACAAATACAATGACATCTACTGAATTTACAGTGGGTGCAACAGACAGAGCAAACAAGGTCCTTGCTTTTGATGGTAGTGGTGAATTATCTGTTACACAAGAGCTAGGTACATACAAAGGCACAGACGCAACAGTAACAACAGAAGCATATGTTGTAAGAGATATTATCAAGTCAACGACTTCTGCACAGCTAAACAACGTTTATATATGTGTTGCAGACGCAGCTGTTGGTGACAGTCTAACAGATACAGATCACTTTGAATTATTAATAGATGCTGTAACAGCAGCAACTTCTGCAACTAACGCTGCAACTAGTGCTGCGACTGCTACAACGAAAGCAAGCGAAGCGGCAACTTCTGCAACTAACGCAGCTACAAGCGAAACAAATGCTGCGACAAGTGCAAGCACAGCATCAACAAAGGCTAGCGAAGCAAGTACATCTGAGACAAATGCAGCTGCATCTGCTTCAACTGCATCTACCAAAGCATCTGAAGCAAGCACATCTGCAACGAGTGCTGCTAGTTCAGCTACAACAGCAACCACAAAAGCAAGTGAAGCCAGTACGTCAGCATCAAATGCAGCGACTTCAGCTACGACTGCTACGACAAAAGCTACAGAAGCATCTACATCAGCAACAACAGCTACTACAAAGGCTTCAGAAGCTGCTACTAGTGCTACTAATGCAGCTACATCTGCAAGCAATGCTTCAACATCAGAAACCAATGCAGCAGCTAGTGCAGCAGCAGCAGCAGCTAGTGCTGATACTTTTGACGATACATACTTAGGTTCTAAGAGTTCTGATCCATCTGTTGATAATGATGGTGATGCTTTAAATGCTGGTGATTTGTATTTTAATACATCAAGTAATACTTTAAAAGTTTACACTGGTTCTGCCTGGCAAGATGCAGCTATAGATAGCTCTGGCTTTGTACAGACTACTGGCGATACAATGACAGGTGCATTGGTAATCAATAGTAACCTCTCAGTAGATGGTGGCACAATCAAGCTAGATGGTAATTATCCAACTGGTACTGATAACGTAGCTTTGGGTAATACTGCATTAGATAGTGGCTCTTTAACAGGTGCAAGAAACACTGCTATTGGTTCTGCTTCTTTAACTGCAAATACAAGTGGTCAAAACAATGTTTCAGTAGGCTTTAACTCTATGGTTGCTAACACAACTGGTAGTGAGAATATAAGTGTTGGGGTAGGAACTTTAGACAGTAATACTACAGGAAGCAACAATACTGCTTTGGGTCGTTCTGCCTTACAAGCTAACACTACAGCATCTAATAATACTGCTGTTGGTCAAGCAGCCTTATATACTAACACTGGCTCAGAGAATACAGCAGTTGGTAGACAGGCATTGTATTATAACACTGCTTCTCACAATGTTGCTGTGGGGGCAAATGCTTTAGTAAACAACACCACTGCAAATTATGTTACTGCTGTAGGAAAAAGTGCATTAGGTGCTAATACTACAGGTTCAAACAATACAGCTGTGGGTGGAGAAGCTTTAGATGCGAATACTACAGCATCAAACAATACAGCTATAGGTACTGTTGCTTTAGGCTCAAATACTACAGGCACAGAGAATACAGCAGTTGGAAGTATTGCATTAGACGTTAACACTACTGGAAATTACAACACAGCAGTGGGCTATGGTGCTTTAACAGATGCAACTACAGCTTCTAACAATACGGCAGTAGGTCGTTTAGCTCTTGGTGATAATACTACAGGAGCAAATAATACATCATTAGGTTATCAAGCACTACGTCTAAACACTACTGGTGCTTTAAATACAGCAGTGGGAACTAATGCTCTTGATGCAAATACTACTGGTGCAGAAAATGTGGCTCTTGGATACAATGCTTTAAGTGCAGATGTAAAAGGAAATAACAGTATTGCTATTGGCTCAAAAGCCTTACAATCACAAAGTTTTTCTGGAGCAACAGATGCTTATAATACGGCAGTTGGGCATAATACAGGTAAATCAGTAACAACAGGAACTCAAAACACTCTAATAGGTGGTCTTTCGGGGGATGCTTTAACTGATGCAGATAGAAATACAGTACTTGGTTTTCAAGCCTTAACCACTGATACTCAAGGTAGCAGAACTGTTGCTATTGGATTTAATGCTTTAGCTTCACAAAACTTCACTTCTGCCACAAATTCTTATAATACAGCAGTTGGATATGGTGCAGGTGAAGTAATAACAACAGGAACTGGAAATACATTAATAGGTGGTCTAGCAGGTGATTCTATAACCACAGCAAGTAACAATACAGCAGTGGGGTATTTAGCATTACAAGCAAATACTACAGGTGCTATTAACACAGCAGTAGGTGCTAGTGCATTAACAAACAATACTACAGGCACAAATAATAATGCCTTTGGGTTTGCAAGTTTACAATTAAATACTACAGGGAATAGTAATAATGCTTTTGGTTATATAGCTTTAAATGCAAACACTACAGGCTCTAACAATACGGCTATAGGTCATGGTTCATTAACTGCAAACACTACAGGTGCAGATAACGTAGCTGTGGGTAAAGATGCACTTGACAGCAATACCACAGGTGGTTCTAACGTAGGCATAGGTTCTGATGCACTACAAGCTAATTCAACAGGGGCTTATAATGTCGCTGTGGGTCAACAGGCTCTTTTAAGCAATACTACTGCAAGTCAAAATACAGCTGTAGGATATGAAGCAGGGCGAAGTGTTAATACCTCTGGGGATAATACATACATAGGTTGGCAAGCAGGAAGAGCAAGAACTGGTAGTGGCAATACTTGTGTTGGACAATATTCTGGTCGTGATGGCACTACAGGCACAGACAACACTTTTATTGGTCGCAATTCTGGTTATCAAATTACCACTGGTTCTAATAACACTATATTAGGTATGTTCAACGGCAATCAAGGTGGCTTAGACATAAGAACATCAAGCAATAATATTGTGTTATCAGATGGTGATGGTAATCCGAGACAGATTACTTTAGGTGGTGGTTGTACTACTTGGACTACTAATCTTAGTGATTCTGACAGAAGTATTAATACTAATTCGCACACAATACACACAGACAATAGTGCTAACGTTGCTTTGTTTATAGAAAATTCATCAGGAAGCCCATATGGTACTTTTATTGATTTTTCTGATTCAGACCCAGATAATAACACTAATTATTTTATAAAATGTGAAGGCTCAAGTGGTGCTGTAAGATTTTTTGTATATTCAAGTGGAGATGTTGTAAATCACGATAACGACTATGGTGCAATATCAGATGTAAAACTTAAAGAACAAATAACTGATGCTTCATCACAATGGGAAGATATAAAAGCCTTAACAGTTCGTAAATATAAAATGAAATCAGACGTTTCTGTTAAAGGTGATAGTGATGAGCATTGGAGATTAGGAGTTGTTGCCCAAGAAGTTGAAGAAGCGGGAATGGGTGGTTTAGTTAAAGACAATCCAGACCTTGATAAAGAAAATAATGATTTAGGCACAACAACCAAGACAGTCAAATATTCAATACTCTACATGAAAGCAGTCAAAGCACTACAAGAAGCTATGGAACGTATTGAAACATTAGAAGCCAAAGTAGCAACATTAGAAGGAGAATAAAATGGAAGAACTAACAACAGAAGAAATAGCACAAAACTATACAGCTATGGGTCACTCAGTAGACCTTATCAATGCAATCATTGCAGGAACAGCAATGGCAGATGATGAAGCAGAAGATAAACAAGACTGTGTTGATAGGAACGTAGCACACTTAGAGATTATGGTGGCTAAGGACTATTGGACAGATGAAGATATGACAGCAGTTAACTCTGCAATCACAGCAGGGAAGGCTTATTCAGCATGAGTGATAACGTAATTACTATTGATGGTAAAGAGTATAATCAAGATGATCTTACACAAGATCAGAGTTACTTTATTAACCAAATTAGAGACTTACAAACTAAAGCAGGTAGTCTTAAGTTTCAACTTGATCAAGTAACTGTAGCACAAAATGCTTTTACTAACTCATTAATTGAATCCTTAAAGTCTGAAGATAAAGACGAAGACGAGGCTGTTAATGGTTAAGGCATCTGATGTAAAGGCACAGATAGACACACATGAAGCTGTCTGTGCTGAGAGATGGAAAGAAACTATCTTACGCATCAAACGTATAGAGCATATAATGATTGGTACAGCAGGTACTATGATAGTTATGATGGTAGGTTTATTATTGAGGTGACGCTATGCTTGAAATGCTAGTGGTCGCTAATAGTGCTTTTGCAATTATCAAACAGACCATACAAAATGGTCGTGAACTATCTTCAGCAGGTGCAGCAATATCTAAATTTGTTAGTGCTGAAGAACAACTTAAACAAGATTTACATAAAAAAAAGAATAGTATCTGGACTAATTTTCTAGGCAAGGAAGACAATGACCTAGAAGAGTTTATGGCTTTGGAAGAGATACGAGTTAAGAACGAACAACTCAGAGAGTTCATGCAGTTATATGGTAGGGCAGGTCTATATAATGACTATGTATCTTACTGTGCTGATGCACGCAAAGCTAGAAGAGATGCTCGTATTAAAGCAGAGAAACGCAAAGAGCAAATAAAAGAAACAGTAATGAAAGTTGTACTGGCTATACTTATTACTGCTTTATTATCAGGTGTAGTTACAGTATTAGCAGTGATAGCCAAAAAGAAAGGTTTGATATGACAGCCTTTTTACTTGCTTGTACATTAAATGGTATTGCCACTGGTGGTATATATTTTGAGAATGTCAATGTGTGTTTACAATACAGAGACAAATTAAACAATCAATCTTATATGAAAGATGACAAGCCACAAGTGTATGAGTGTATGTGTAAGCTCGTACCATTTGTTGATACCGAGAAAGTAAGGGTGTACTAATGGAAAAAGATAAAAAAATAGTTAACTTAGATATAGGTCAAAATAGTTTTGAGTTATCTTTAAGAATATTGGGCAACGAGTTTGTTGCAATAAAGATAGGCTCAACAAACTTTTCTGGCAAACTAATAGCAGGTGGAATTTTATTGTTATTTTTTACTTTAGTTTTATTAGAAGGTTTTGGATTAAATGAGGTTTTAAAACAATGAGTGTAGAAACTTTTTTAAAATGGAAAATACTACCAAGATGTATGATGCTTGCTAGTACAGTTATGTCATGGAGATGTGCTGAATGGTTTATGGATTTAGATGCACCAACAGCCAGTCAATCAGCATTTGTATCTGTGGTTATGGGTGTAATGACAGGTGTATTTGGTATATGGATGGGTCATGAACATAAAGGAGACAATAATGTTAACAGCGTTAATAGGTCCGGTAAGTAACTTACTCGGTAAGTTTATAGAAGACAAAGACATGAAGAATAAGTTGGCACATGAGGTGGCAACAATGGCAGAGAACCATGCCCAGGAGTTAGCTAAAGGGCAGTTAGAGATAAACAAGGCAGAAGCACAACATAAGTCTATCTTTGTTGCCGGTTGGAGACCATTTATAGGTTGGACTTGTGGTGTTGCATTGTGTTGGCACTTTGTACTAGCACCAATAACAATATTCTTGTGTGCTTATATCGGAGTTGCTATACCTGAGTTACCTACGTTTGACATGGGATCATTGATGACTGTGTTAATGGGGATGCTCGGATTGGGTGGACTTAGAACTTACGAAAAGCAAAAGGGGTTGACAAAATGAGGTCAAAATCTACAGTAAACAAGTCAGGTAACTACACCAAACCTACTATGCGAAAGCAGTTATTCCAAAGGATTAAGGCTAGTGGTAAAGGTGGAAAGCCTGGTCAATGGTCAGCTAGGAAAGCACAGATGCTTGCCAAGCAGTACAAAGCTAAGGGTGGTGGATATAAGTAATGGCACTCACAAAAAGACAAAGATCACTGAAATCTTGGACAAAACAAAAATGGAGAACCAAGAGTGGCAAGCCTAGTACACAAGGGCGAAAGGCAACAGGTGAACGTTATCTACCTGAGAAAGCGATTAAGGCTCTTAGTTCCAAAGAATACGCCAAGACTACGGCTGCTAAACGAAAAGCAACTAGAGCAGGTAAACAGGTATCTAAACAGCCCAAAAAGATTGCAGCAAAAACGAAAAGATTTAGAAAGGTTAAATAATGTCAAAGCTGAGTCCAAACTTCTCTCTGAGCGAATTAACAAAGAGTCAAACAGCAGAGCGTAAAGGCATAATAAACAGTCCTAATGCTGATGAGATATATAATTTAAGGTTATTAGCTGAGAATATATTACAGCCTATTCGAGATAAGTTTGGTTCGTTCATAGTATCTAGTGGTTATAGATCTCCTGATTTGTCTATTGCCATAGGAAGTTCTGAGAACAGTCAGCACTGTAAGGGACAAGCAGCAGACTTCGAGGTAGCTGGTGTGGATAATTATGAGCTTGCTGAATGGATCATGGATAACCTGGACTTTGACCAGTTAATCTTAGAATGTTATACTGGTGGTAACAGTGGCTGGATACATTGCAGCTATGTTGAGAACGGCAGAAAAGAAATGCTGACATATGATAAACAAAACGGCTACAGGCATGGGTTAATAAATGGCTAAGACACCAGCATGGACAAGAAAAGCAGGAAAGAATCCCAAGGGTGGACTCAATGCCAGGGGTAGAGCTTCTGCTAAACGTCAAGGCATGAATCTAAAAGCACCTGTAAAGAAAGGTGACAATCCAAGAAGAGCTAGTTTTCTAGCTAGAATGGGAGGTATGCGTGGACCTGAAAGAGATGCTAAAGGAAAGCCTACGAGATTGCTACTCTCTCTTCGTGCATGGGGTGCGAGTAGTAAGGCAGATGCTAAAAGAAAGGCTTCTGCAATTAGTAAACGTAATAAGTCTAAGAAAAAATGAAGATAAATTTGGTCAAGAGTTTATTGACTGTGTTTTAGGAAAATGTAAACCTAACTGTAAATTATGTAAAGCTGACAGAGAAAGAAAGGAAAAAGCTATGCCAATGGGTAAAGGAACTTATGGTTCTAAAAAAGGAAGACCACCTAAGAAAAAGATGGCTGGTAAAGGTTTAACTGCAAAGCAAAAGACATTGCCTAGTGCTTTGCAAAAAAAGATAATGAAGGCTAAGAAAAAGAAATAGTTATTCTTTCTTTTTTCGGTTTGTGTACCGAACTCCGTCTGTTGATGGTCCATGTTTATGGTTATAGTTAGATGAACCTCCAACAAGTTCAGATAAACTGGAGTGACCAGTGTAAACTCTTGTTGGCTCTCTGAAGACTCTGCCGTAGTCTTTTTCATTTACGGCTCTTGGATCATCTAAGACGCTCCAATCCTCTTCTTCTTCCTGTTGTGACTCTTCCATTACCGGTTTCATTTGACCAACACCATGATAGATGCAGCTTTTACATCTCCTTTGTATATTTCTTTTATGGGTAACTTCTTTTAGTTTAGCACCACAAACATAGCAGTTCTCAAAGTCAGTTCCAGCCTTGTTGTACTTCATTATCCTCTCCATTTATTTCGCTTGCATAAACAAACCAACGCTTACCAAACTTTTTACCTTTGACCTCTCCGTTCTGTAACAAACGAAGAAGTCTTTTTCTATTGCTTGGTGTATCTCCAAACATCAGTTCGGTAGCTTCCTGTGTGGAATAGTACGCTTTAGAATGGTATTTCATCATCAAGCTCATCTTTTAGTGCTGAAATAGGACTAGGCTTTGGTGGGTCTATCGCTTGAGCAAGTGATCTCATACCAGGTTGTGATACACCATCTGATATGCTATCTGTGTATTGTCCTTGCACTACCTCTGATATAGCAAGACCAAGTGATCCATCATCATTACCAAATAACTTTACGCTGTATCTAGCATCTTTTCTTAGATGAATATCTGCTGGGCTACCATCTTTGTATGGTGTCCACTTTGAGTTACCATGTGTAGCCTTGCCCTCTGAGTTAGCGAACAAGGTTATGTTTATTACTTTTCTATATTGATTAGCCATTTGATTTCCTTTCTAGCTGGTCTAAATATTTTATAAATATTGCTTTTCCCTCTTTATATAAATCAGGATTGTGTTCGAGCATTTCATTTAATGTAGACTCAGATTCACGAAAATACTGGTCTAGTTGTTGTTGAGTTTTCTTTTGTTGACACCAATGCTCAAAGTCTTCTAGTTTTTTCTTATGTAGCTCTCTCCTTTCTTCGTCTGTAAGTTCACGAGGTTTTAGATTATTAGGTGGTAGATTTTTAACGTCTTCCTTGGTCAAGGGTTGAGGAGCCACTGGTTTTGGGGATACGAGTTTGTTCGGCTCCTCTTTCATAGCTTGCGTTTTTCTCTCAACAGCGTCAAGTTCATTTGCACTTGCATACTCTCCACCAGCTAGTCCAAGACTAGCCAAGGCTCTACCTATTGCAGAAGTCTCAGCGTTTTCTAAGGCAGATGTTGTATTGACCATGCCTTGTCCTCGTATCTCTTCTGCCATACCAGCACCTACTTTGCGATTATCTTTGTCTGTGATAATAGCTTTGACAACAACACGCTTGCCATCATTGACTAGTATCTCAGTATCAAGACCAAAGTCTGTGCCATGTATACGTCTAAAGGCTTCCATTCTATGCACCACTTGTGTGTATAGCTTGCCACCTTTTTGTTTGACACCATGAGACTTGTGTAAGTCTGCAATGGTATCCATAGTTTTAGCTAAATTACTCATTCTTTCCTCTTATTAGTTTACTTAACAACTCCATAAGCACTTCGTTCTGTTTGGTCACAGCCTTGTGCTTATCCTCTAGTTTAGCTATACGATCCTCTAACATATCTATAGCTTGTGCATGATACTGCTCAGTATCAGTCATCTCTCTTTGCCATTTGGATACCAGTTCATTTATCATTTAGTTCTCCATGTTTTTTCTTGTGGTAAGATATACTTCTGCACCTATCGCTACAGAATTTTCTTGGTTCTCCATAATTTCTAACATTTACTTTCATAATGTTATGACAGTTCTGACAATGATCTTCATAAAAAGCGTTTGATTTTAAAAATTTAATTGTTTCTTGCAAAGCCTGTACTCTAAAAAGAAGATCACTTTTGGCTTGTTTGTATGTAATCATATCCCAGCTTGCTCCTCTGCCATATGCTGTATTCTTTCTTCATCAGTTACTGATTCATGGTTATAGTGCCTTGCACTCCACATCTTTAGCTGTTTTCTACCACTCTCAGCCTTGATAGCTGTACCATCAGTAACAACTAGTCCTTTTTCTTTTAACGCTTTGTAGCGTGCTGTAATCGTGCTGTATCTATATTCGGCTAAAGCATACTGCACCTGGTCGGATATACAGCCGTTTTCTCCGAATGAATCAATGACTCCAAGTACAATCTTTTCCATGCGAGATGCTTCAACTTTCTCTGCACTTTGATGGCTAGTAAATGGATCAAGGTTTCTTCTAAGTTTAATTGGATTTGTCATTTTAGTTACTCCCTTTTCTTTCTGCTTCTTCTTCTTGTGTTTCCAATCCAACAAGATCAGCTATCTGATCAAGGGTTTCTTGTCCTGACCTACTTAATCTGTCGTAATCCCAGTACATTGAATCTACTTTTTCTTGTAATGTTTTCATTAATATATTCATGTTATAACTCCCATAGTTGTTTAGCTAGGTTGGTAATGTTTGGTCCATGTCTTTGTGCTATCTGCACCATGTCAGGTTGGACTAGTCCAGCTAACGCTTTCCATGAACCTCTGCTTGCTTTGAGTAAGTTCTGAGTAACTAACCAAGAACGTACTACATCATCATAAGCTCGTTGCAGATTATCTTCTGTCATAAGCTCACAATTCGTTTCGTCTACTATGTTATAGCCTGATGCTGTAACAAATAACAAAGCTGGTTTTTCTCCAGTAGCTTTCCAGTAGACTGCCTGTTGCATAACTTGTTGTGCTGATGGTTCTGTCTTAGGTTTAGGTATACGCCAAGACCTAGTACCATCTTTCTTTGGTGGGTTTCTCATAGGTAGTGAGCATTTAAGGTCTATCTGTTTGCCACCACCTGAGTAATCTTGATACAAAACAACTGGTACATCTATCTTAGGTTCAATAAATTGTTTCATTGATTCCCCCTCGATACGATTAACACCAGTAAAATATTGTTGTAGTCCATCAACAGCGTGCTTAATCATCTCAGGTAAATGCTCACGGAACTCTTCGTATTCTTCTGCATCTTTGCCATTATCCCATGTTCTAGGGTTATATCCTTGATATTCTGTGAGTGCATATCTGATAGCTTCATTGATATCCATCTCTTCTTGGACACCTCTAATTGGACTGTAGTTATGTAATCCCATTCTACAATCAACACCAGTTTGTACTTTTATCCCAGCTATCGGTCTTGATGCCATAGGAAAAGACATCTTATGTTCTTTTCTAAGATAATGCTTGAGTATCATCTCATCTTTGGTTGTTGTGCCATTGCTTGCACTTTCATGCTCAATGCCAAAGTTTAATCTGTAATCAGGTATCTCAGCCATGTTGTATTCCTTTCAGTATGTGAGCTATAACATCTACTGTCCAACCATTGCCTATCATCTTGTATCGCTGCGTATTGGATACATGGTTAGTGTAGTTGTCAGGCATTGTTTGTAAGCGTTCACACTCTAGTGGTGTTAGCTTTCGCCAAGCATAACCAGATAAAGCCACCTTTGGTTCTCTGTGACCACCTTGCATTGTTGTTAATGTTGGAGCTTTCCCATCTCTTGAGTATACTCTTTTGATACTGTCATGTCCTTTCAAATCAGCACTACCAACTCTAATAAGTCCATCTTTAGATGTCGTAGGATTTTCTTTTGGAATTAACTTTTTTATGTATGTAGGTATCTGACCTTTATACATTGATGCAGTAAGGCAGTTTGCTTTAGGGTCATCTACTGATTTGACTTTATTTCCTCTTGGCTCTCCTGACCAGGAATTTGCTAAGTAGTTTGGTATGTCTCCAAAAGGTAAGTCTTCAAGTATATCTTTAAGCATGATTCCTTTATCTTGTGGTTGCATTGTAAGAATGGGCACATACTTTTCTAAGTTCCAATCATATTTTGCAAGCCAATATAATCTGTTTCTACTTTGTGCAGACAACAGAGATGAGTTTATTCTTATAGGTTCACAGCCCATGTATTTAGATATAATATCTTGTGATTCCTTTGACATTCTCACATTCTCTAGCAATACATATTTAGGCAGTAGCTCATCTCTTATTCTTATGAAGTCAAAAAATAGTTTGCTTCGAGGGTCATCAAAATTAAGTTGCTTACCAGCAAAACTAAATCCTTGACATGGAGAACCACCCATCATCAAACCAATGTGATGATTGAAACTTCTATAACCAACTTCAGTTATGTCTCCTAATTGTATTGTATTTGGAAAGTTAGCTTGTGTTACTTGGATAGCGTACTTGTCTATCTCTGAAGCATAGTAAACATTTTCTTGCCCATCAAAAGTAATACCAAGTTTTTTTAAGGCTAACTGCCCACAACTTGCACCATCAAAACAGCTAAATACATTCATAGTTATTCTCCTTGCCTATTCTCGTAGTACTTAGTTATAGTTTTCAATGTATCTAATGCTTGCTCAAATGTTACTTTTTCCATTTGCATTTGCCCTACAATATCTTCTAACGATTCTAGTAAGTTGTCATATTCAGTCTTCATGTTAATCTCCACTTCTTTGCTATTGGTTACGATATTATTCTTTACAATCGCTACTGTCAACATATTATTTAAATATAATTGACAGGTTGTCAACACTTAATTATTATAACAGTATGAAATTAATCGACTACATAAAGAAGAATAAACTGACACAAAACAAGTTTGCCCTCAAATCAGGGTTGACTCGATCAGCTATATGTAGACTCATAAAGTGTGAGAGATTTCCAACACCTGACACAATGAACAAGATAGAGTTAGCCACACTTGGTCAAGTAACTGCGAATGACTTTCTCAAACAGATGCAAGAGAGAATGATAGATGGCAGATAGCCGGAACAAAGGTGCATCTTTTGAGAGAAAGATATGCAAGCTCATCAAAGATAATCTTAACATAGATGCCAAGAGAAACCTCGATCAGTATCAAGCTAAAGGTCAAGCTGATATTATTATTCCTGGCTGGTCTATTGAATGTAAAGCGTATCTCAAAGGCACTACTTTTAAACGTGCTTGGTGGGAGCAAGCAAAAGAATCTGCTGCGAGTTTAAATCTGACTCCAGTATTGATATACAAATACAATAACTGTCCTATTAAATGTGTTATTTCTCTTGATGTCCTGTCGAGGAACTTTAATGCTGGGCATGATTTGGTTTGTGAAGTAGATATAGAAACATGGTTTTACATAGTGAGGGAGCGAGATGGATAAGTTTGATTTATTACAAAAGACTGCTGAAGTTATACAAGAACGTGGAGAAAGCTACGGCTCTATCGTAGATAATCATACTCGTATTGCTAAAATGTGGTCTGTGATATTAGATAAGTATGTAACAACTGAGCAAGTAGCTCTTTGTATGGTAGCTGTTAAGATTGCTAGATTGATAGAAACACCTGACCATGATGACTCATGGCAAGATATTCTAGGTTATGCCCTAGTTGGTTATGAGTGTGCTGATGCCAAGAAATAATATTAATTTAATTAGAAAGTATGCGAAGAAGTGCAAGACTAAAGAAAGATTTAAAGAGCTGGTTCTTTCTCTTAAGGTACTTGGCAATAGCAACGATCATATGGCTGAAGTTACTCTTGATGGTTACTGGGCTTACTATAATGAGCTTGAACCAGCTGAACAAAGAATGAGAGACGTTACTCGTTTTGTGCATGGTTATGTGAGTAAACATATCCAAGATAAATTATTTTCTTGACAGCTTTTTGCTCCCTCGTATAATCAGCTATGCTGACATAGCAAAGCCCTACGGCAACGATCAAAACATTGTTTTGTTTTCATAGTCTTAACGAATGTATGCTTTAATAAAAATAAAAAAAATATCTTAGTACTTATAGAAATGCAATACAGTACATCTATGCAGTACTGTACTGCATAGATATACTTACATAGATTTGCGTTTTTATTAGTTAGTATAGAAAAGCTATACTAAATTTTTGAAGAGTTTTTACTTCCTCTTCGTTTATATCTTGAGTTGATATAACTTCATATTGTCTATGGTCAAATTCATTATATCCATAAACTTCCTCGATCATTTCTCTTTCAGTCAATTCCTTTGTAAATATGCTATACTGTTCGTAAGAATTTTCTCCGTCTTTTATTTCAAAAAAAGCTAGTATCATGTTTCTCTCCTATTTCTCGTCTTGATAAATACGTTTTGCTAGTATTGAAACAGTCTTTCCAACTGGTCTCTGTCCAGACTCGCAGTACGTTATCATTCTAATTGTTATTCCCAACATTTCTGCGAACTCTTTTTGAGTGTATTGGAGTTCTGTTCTGATAGATTTAAATTGCTCTTTTGTTAATTGCATGGTAGTTTCTCCTTACCTTTGCTAGGTTGTGGCGTTGCAATTTCATGTTTTGCAACGCCCTTTTTTATTACCAATCTCTTTGATCTAAATCAAAGGTACGTCTCAAATCCCACATGCTCTGTTCTAAGTTTCTTATATCAGATAAGTATAAGTCTTGGCACTCAAAGAGCATTTGTAAGGCTGAACTAAGATGTTTCTCAGTTTCTTTAACTGCTTTCATCTGTTCATCAGTAAGATTATCAATGCCTTTTTTTCTTTTGATTTCTTTTAATTGAGACTCTGTTTTTTTCTTAGTCATTATTGTTTCTCCTTTGCTAGTTGTGCCATTATTGGCGTTTTAAGAGCCGTATGGCTCTATTCTTATCTTACACTCCACATATATATTTTATTGTGTCTTTCTGTGTCTTCTTCCTCGTTCCTTAAAATGAAATAACATTTAGTTAAAGGAAAACTAGACTTGTATTTTTCAAAGTTTTTAAATTCTTCTCTTACTTTGTTTTTAACAAATCTATTAAAAATGTATTTGTCTATTTCTATACCTATTTCGTATTGATTATTTACCATTTCCATTTGCTTAACCTCCAAAAACTATTAATAAAAATATTGCATAACCAAATATTATAAATAAAAAAGATAGCTCTATTATGCTAACAGCTATTAATTTAAATATGTTTTTCATTGTTTATTCTCCTTATTCTGCTGACTTAACTAAGCTAACCATTTCATTGAATGAGTTAGCAATTCCAACGTCATCTAAATACTCTCCGTTATTATCTAACTTCATTATTGAGTATTTATGCTTTATGTCTTCTTGCTTTATGCTTTCATCTTCAAGGTCAAAAAAGAAAACTTGTATGTTGCCTTTTTTGTTTGTGTAAGATGGTGCTAGATCATTATGATATGATGAATTAATAAAGCCTAATTTCTTAAGCTCATCAATGTCACAGTTCATATTATAATTATCATTCCATGCAAATTTAACTGTTGATTGTTTCATGTTCTTTTCCTTTGCTAAGTTATTAATTAAGATTTGTTAGAATATACAAGCCTTGATCTATCTTCTTCTGTGTTTCTTTTGTGGTTTCATTCAAGAAGATGTTTCTGTATTTGCTTGTTGTAACGGAGTAATTCCAATATTTAGAGTCAAGATAAACTTTCTTTTCTCCGTCTTCATTCCAAGTTTTTTTAGCTATCATTGAGTTATAGGATTGAAAATAAACTGTATTAAAATCATCTTCTATTATAAATTGATTAGCTATTTTATTTCCGTTGTTGCTTGTCATGTTTTCTACTTTCATAGCTTTTACCTTTCTTGCTAAGTTGGTTGATACAAATCATTATGCAGAAATATGTTCTATCGTCAAGCACTAATGTAAATATTTTTTAAATGGCTGTATAATTAAGGCTAGGTAAGGAATGTAAATATTTTTAGCAACGAAAAAAACCAGGTACAAAAAAATTTTATTGCTGAGTAAAAAGAAATAGTTTATTTGTTAGCATATTAGGGAGAGATACACGCAGAATAAACATTGAATGATACAGTTCTACACGGCAAAGAATGAAACATGAAATTCAAAACAAGAAAAGCAATAATAAAAATGTATGCAGTTTGGCAAGGCATGGGGGGTATAATAATTAAGGTATGTCACCCAGTCAGGCGTGCCACCATATATATCAATTAATAGGTACATTCACACACACATGATAAGCAAAGCAAAACAAGAGCACATCATAGCATCCATTACAGACGGACACAGCCTAGTAAAGGCTTGTCAAGATGCAAAGGTTAGCCGTGCTACGCTATATCGCCATATGAGCAAGGATGCTGACCTAGACAACAATGTTAAGACTGCACAGAGACAGGCTGCTGAGAAAGCACTAGAAGAACTAGAGGATATGTACGGAGATGCGTTGCATGGTCGTAAGAGTTACGATCCTAATCTATTGAGAGACTATGGGCATCATGTACGTTGGAAGGTGCAGAAGATATTACCAGAGAGATTTGGCGAAGCTAAGAATAGAACTGGCGTTGAGATCAGTGATGGTTCATTGAAGATAGTTTGGGAGACTGGTTCAGAGGATGCAAGTTAAGATACCATACAAGCCTAGAGACTTACAGGCTGAGATGCACAAGAACTTGAAAAGGTGGAATGTGCTGGTTATGCACAGACGCTTTGGTAAAACTGTATTTGCTGTCAACCATATGATTAAACATGTGCTTACTTGTGAGTTACCAAGACCAAGAGTTGCGTTAGTTGCTCCTACGTTTACGCAAGCTAAGAGGATAAGCTGGGATTATGTGAAGTATTATGCTGGAGTGATACCAGGTGTTACTTTTAACGAGACTGAGTTAAGAGCAGACTTTCCTAACAATGGTCGGATTATGTTATTGTCAGGTGAGAATCCAGATGCTTTGAGAGGTATATACTTAGACTTGTGTGTCTTTGATGAGTATGGGATGCAGAATCCTAGGGTATGGGGGGAGGTTGTAAGACCAGCCCTATCCGATAGAGAGGGTAGTGCCATCTTTTTGGGAACACCTGCTGGGCATAATCATTTTTTTGATATACTCCAATCGGCTAAAGAGCAGAGTGAAGAGGGTTCTGACCAGTGGTACTGGAAGATTGCCAAAGCTAGTGAGACGAAACTTGTAAAAGATGTCGAGCTGGAAGCTGCTAAGTTGCAAATGACACCAGAGCAGTATGAGCAAGAGTATGAGTGTTCGTTTACGGCTGCTATTATTGGTGCGTATTATGGAAAGCTATTAGCTGATGCTGACGATAATGGCAAGATTACCAGGGTTCCATACGATCCTGCGTTGCCAGTTCATACAGCTTGGGACTTAGGGATTAATGATTCAACGGCTATTTGGTTTGCACAGATCTATAGAGGGGGTGCTGTTAATGTTATTGACTATTATGAGAATAGTGGCGTTGGCTTGGACCATTACGCTGAAGTATTGCGAAAGAAAGATTATCACTGGGGAGATCATCTTGCTCCACATGATATTGAAGTTCGAGAACTGGGTAGTGGGAAATCGAGATTAGAGACGGCTTTTAGCTTGGGGATACGATTTAAGGTGATACCAAGAATGAAAATAGCTGACGGAATCAACGCTGCTCGAATGATGATACCTAAATGTTACTTTGATAGAGACAAATGTGCTGAAGGGTTGGAAATGTTGAGACAGTATAGGCAGGAATGGGATGAAAAGAAAAAGTTATTCCGAGATCAGCCTAGACATGACTTTACAAGTCACGCTGCTGATGCGTTTAGATACTTATCTGTTGGGTTGGAGAATCGTACTGTGATGACAAGAGCACCACAATCGGTGGCTGTTAATGAGTACAATCCTTTTACGCTATGAGGTATGGGCAGGACTATGAAGATGCACTAGAGATGGTGAGGTATAGTGAGCATCATAGAGACTGGGATGATAGCATGATACAAGAATATATTGAAAAACCTTTAGGGATAAGACAGTATAAGATTATGAGAAACGAATTACATGAGCCATTAATGTTTGCTACTTGGGGTTTTCCTAATGATGAGCAGGTTTATGACTATGTTGGAACCACATACTTCCCTACTGATGGATACAAGGGAGGTGGCAATGATGTTTGGTTAGTAGACTTTATTGCAAAAAAAGGTTATACAAGAAAAGGATTCCTTGAATTAAAAAGGATGTTCATGCGAAGTGGCTATAAGAAAGCCTTTTGGTTTAGACCTGAAACTAGAAAGTTAGGTTGGCATATGTTGAAAGGAAAGTAACATGGGTGGTGCTCCAAAGAAAATTGTAAAAACTGTAAAGAAGATTACAAAACCTGTAGAGAAAGTCGTTAAGAAGGTTGCGAAGCCAATAGAAAAAGCGATTGTTGAACCACTAGAAAAACCAGTTAAGAAAACTGTTAAGGAAGTTGTTAAAGCTCCAGAGATAGTTGTAAAGAAAGTTGTTAAGCCAGTCGTTAAAGAAATAGCTAAAGTGCCAAAGACTATAATAGAAGTTGGTGCTGATATTGTAGAACCTTTGGAGAAACCAGTTAAAAAGGTTGTTAAAGAAGTCAAAGACTTACCAAAAGATATAGAGAAAAAATTAATCGAGCCATTAGAAAGACCTGTTAAAAAAGCTATTAATGTAGTTGAAAAGATTGGTGCAGATATAGTTGAGCCTTTTGAAAGACCAGTTAAGAAACTTGTAAAAGAAGTCAAGGAGACTGTAACAGGTACAGACAAAGAAGATTACCGAGCACCAGTTGCTCCAGTTGTTACGCCTGAAGTTACACCTGAAGTTGTTGAAGATGAGAAGCCACCTATTATGACCAGGTATGCGACTAGAGGAAAGAGGTCAGGTCAAGCTGGTACAATTATGGAAGGCTATGGTGTAATACAAAGAAAGAAATCAGGAAGAGCCGTAACATAGGAGATAGCAATGTCATTTCTTAAACCAAAAGTATATGTTCCACCACCACCACCAGTTCCAGAAGAGCCTGCTAAAGCTGATTATGAAAAGGCTGCTGCATTAGCTGGTGAAGCTGAAGCACAAGAGAGAAGAAAGCGTAGAGGTCGTGGTAGTACAATAGTTGCTGGACAGCTAGGGGAAACATCTACCAGCATGAGTGGCACAGGTGGTACACCAACTTTATTAGGATAAAGCTATGATGAATGTCAAAGATATAGTTGCTAGGTTTCAACACGTTGAAGGTCAGCGAGATAACTGGAACAACCATTACCAGGAGTTAGCTGACTATATGCTGCCAAGAAAGGCTGACATAGTTAAGAAAAGAAGCCGTGGCGAAAAGAGAATGGAACTTATCTTTGATGGCACAGCTTTACAGGCTGTTGATTTGTTGTCATCTAGTTTGCATGGGATGTTAACATCAGGTGCTACACCTTGGTTTCACTTGACAATGAAAGATGAAGAGCTAGGCAGAGACGAAGAAGTACAAAGATGGTTAGAGGATTCATCACAAAGAATGATGCGTGCTTTTACCATGTCTAACTTTGAAACAGAAGTCCATGAGATGTATGTTGACCTAGTTGTTTTTGGTACTGGCTGTATGTTTGTGGAGATGGATGATAAGACATTACGCTTTAGCACAAGGCATATATCAGAGTTTTATGTAACAGAAGATCAGTATGGTATTGTTGATACTGTATTTAGAAAGTATGAGATACCTGCAAGACAAGCTGTACAAAGATTTGGTATTGATAATGTCGGTGCTTTTATTGCCAGGACATTTGAGAAGAAGCCTGATGAGAATGTAGATATACTTCATGTTGTGATGCCAAGAAAAGATAGGGATCCAACGAAAGCAGATAATAAGAATATGCCGTTTGCATCCATGTACATTTGCATGGAGACTAAGATGATACTGGCAGAGAGTGGTTTCCAAGAACTGCCATACGTTGTTCCACGCTTCCTAAAGGCAACAGGGGAAGTGATGGGGAGATCTCCAGCAATGGTTGCATTGCCAGATGTTAAGATGATAAATCTTATGTCTAAAACAATCATACAAGCGGCACAAAAAATGATAGATCCTCCACTACTAGTGCCTGATGATGGGTTTTTACTCCCTATACGAACCCAGCCTGGGGGTCTCAACTTTTACAGATCAGGTTCCAGGGATACGATTACACCATTACAAACTGGTGCTAACATACCTATTGGACTGAATATGGAAGAACAACGAAGGGCAGCAATTCGTACTGCGTTCTTCGTTGACCAACTTTTAAGTGGCAATCAACCAAACATGACAGCTACTGAAGTAATACAAAGACAGGAAGAACGAATGAGAGTTATCGGTCCTGTTCTTGGTAGGTTAATGAACGAAATGCTAAGACCTTTGATTGACAGGGCGTTTGCTTTGATGCTTCGTGCTGATATGCTTGCAGTGCCACCAGAGGTGTTGCAGGGCATGGATATTGATATTGAATATGTTTCTCCACTTGCTAGGGCACAGAAGTCTAGCTCTGTTAATGGTGTGATGAGAGCCTTAGAGATATTGATGCCGTTGTCACAGTCACTACCTGTTGGGGATCATATTGATCCTGATGGATTGGTTAACTATTTAACAGACGCATTAGGAGTGCCAAAGAAAGTATTAAAGTCACAATCATCTATTGATGAGGAAAGAGAACAGCGTGCAATGATGGAGCAAGAGCAGATGGAAAGGCAAATGGAGCAAGAAGATGTTGCTACAGTTGGTCAAGCTGCACAAGCTGTAAGAATGGTGGGTGCAAATGAATGACCAGATAGCACAACTCAAGTTAATGTATAAAGATACATTTGAGGATAACGCTGGTAAGAAAGTTTTGGAGGATTTGGAGTTACGTTGTAACTGGCGTGCTTCAAGTTATGTAGCTGGAGATGCCAATGCTACAGCCTTTGAAGAAGGTAAAAGGGCAGTCATACTACACATTTATAACATGATGAAAGAGGAGTAAATATGTCAGAACAAGTTGCTGAACAGGTAGCCGAACCAGTACAGCCCACAGCTATTGAGACACCAGCTGAGGTTGCACAAGGTGGGTCTGGTAACAGTTTCATTGAAATGATACCAGAAGAATTAAGGGAGCATCCTAGTCTATCACCAATCAAAGACGTTGGTAACTTAGCTAGGAGTTATGTAAACGCACAGAGATTAATTGGCAGTGATAAAGTTCCGTTGCCAAAGAATCCAACAGACGAAGATTTAGATAACATTTACAGTAGGTTAGGCAGACCAGAGACACCGGAAGGTTATGAGTTGCCTGTTGATGGTAATGTTATTACTGAAGAAGTTGCACAGCAATATGCAGACATTGCACATAATCTAAGACTTACACCACAACAAGCACAAGGTGTATTAGATTATTACAAAAGCACAGTTGCACAAAGCTCAGAAGCTATGCAGCAAGAAGCAGAAGAACAGGCTGAAGCTACAGCAGCAGAACTTCAGAGAGAATGGGGTCAGGCTTTTGAGCAAAAGGTAACGGCTGCAAAAGAAGTCGTTGAACAGTTTGGTAGTAGTGATTTGCTACAGATGAAGCTAGAAGATGGTACAATGATTGGTAATCATCCAGCTTTTATCAAAGCATTTGCTGCTATGGGTGAGTTTAAGTCAACTGTTACAAGCGAAGATACTGTATCTGAAAATGCTGTTAACAGACAATACACACCACAAATGGCACAACAAGAAGTTGACGCTATGATGAACGATAAGTCACACGCCTACTGGAACAGGAAGGATCCTATAGGAAGGCAACGTGCTGTTGAACGTATGCAAGAATTGATGGGTTATATTCATGGCTGATGAAATAACACCACAACAAGATATCCGTTTGGAATGTTTACGGCTTGCAGTTGAGTTTGGGACACAAAGAGATGTGTTGCATCCAGAGAAACTTGCTGATATATATTACGAATGGGTTATGCAGGGTAGCTTGGCAACAAGTCCTCAAGACAATCGGAAAGACGATAGCCTAAAGTCGGCTCAAAAAACTAGGAGTGTCCGTAAAGGGTAGCACACTGCAAATAAAATCAAATGTAACTTTTACGAAGGAGACTTAAATGTCAACATCAGTAACTACAGCATTTGTCCAACAGTATTCTGCTAACGTGCAGATGCTATCTCAGCAGATGGGAAGCCGTCTAAGAGATGCAGTTCGTGTGGAGAATATTACTGGTAAAAATGCTTTTTTCGACCAGGTAGGCGTTGCTACTGCTCAGTTGCGTACAACTCGTCATGCCGACACACCACAGATGGACACACCTCACGCAAGACGTAGGGTGAGTTTAGCTGACTATGAATATGCCGATTTAATTGATGACCAAGATAAGGTTAGAATGTTAATCGATCCTACATCTTCTTATGCAATGGCAGCTGCTGCTGCAATGGGAAGAGCAATGGATGACGTTATCATCTCTGCTGCACTTGGAACATCTTTTACAGGTGAAACAGGCTCAACATCAACATCATTTGCTGGTGCTAATCAGATTGCAAATGGAAGTGCCGATATGTCTATTGCCAAGTTAATCGAAGCTAAAAAGATTTTAGATTTAGCTGACGTTGACCCATCAATACCAAGATATATTGCTGTTGGTCCTAATCAGATTGAAGCTCTATTAAACACAACATCAGTAACAAGTTCTGACTTTAACACAGTTAAGGCTCTTGTGCAGGGTGATGTGGATACATTCCTAGGCTTCAAGTTTATTGTAACAAACAGACTGTCGATTGCATCTAATATCAGATCATGTTTTGCTTGGGCAGAAGATGGTATTGCTTTAGGTGTCGGAAAAGATGTTTCTGCAAGAATAGATGAGAGAGCTGACAAAGGTTATGCAACTCAAGTTTACTATTGCATGAGCATTGGTGCTACTAGAATGGAAGAATCCAAAGTAGTACAAATCGACTGTGATGAATCAGCTTAAGGAAGGGAGTGAATAATGACTACAAAAAACACAACTCTTGTAGCTAACTTTGAAGCTACTCCTCAAGTTGCAAGTGATGCTCACGAGTTACATGGCGTTTTGCGTGTAGCACAGGGTACAGTAGCGTTGGCTGCTGGTGATAGCACAGACAATGACATTGTTATGCTTGCACCAATACCAAGTAACGCATCAATAACATCAATCCAAATTGGATCAGATTCACTTGGTGGATCATGCACATTCAACGTGGGTCTATACCAGTCTAACGGAACAGTTGTAGATGAAGATCTATATGCTAGTGCTGTGGCTGATGGTGCAGCATTAGCTGAGTTAAGAAACGAAGCTGCTAATATAAACACTATCGGTCAACAGGCATGGGAAGATGCTGGTGCTTCAAGTGACCCAGGTGGTTACTACTATGTTGCAGCTACATTTAATGCAACTGGTGGCACAGCAGGTGATATGTCTTTTATCATCCAGTATGTTGTTAACTAAAACCATTGTGAGGAGCAGTTAATCTGCTCCTTACTTTCAGGAGTTTGATATGCCGTCAGTAGTAGATATTTGTAACGAAGCTATGGATTTACTTGGTGCAGCAACAATAACTGCACTAACGGAAAACTCTAAAGAAGCACGACTTTGTAATAGAAGATTTGAAACAGTAAGAGATGCCGTTCTAAGATCACATCCTTGGAATGTAGCTATATCAAGAGCAACACTAGCACAAGATAGTGATGCACCATCATTCGGATTCACCTATCAATTTACATTACCTACAGACCCTTATTGCTTAAGGGTTATTTCTTTTTGGAACTCAAACGTAAACAATGAAGTTGCAGCTTATGATAGCAATGTAATGTATAAGATAGAAGGTAGAAAGATACTTTCTAACGAAGGTACTTGTTCTATAATATATTTATCTAGGGTTACAGACACAGAGCAGTTTGATCCGTTGTTAAGTAGCACGATTGCACATAAACTTGCAGCAGAAACAGCCTATGCGATAACTGGTAGTAATGCTTTAGCACAGTCTATGTATTCTTTATATCAAGCACGATTAAGTGAAGCTAGAAGTATGGATGCACTAGAGGGTTATCCAGAACAGATACAGGCAGATACTTTCACCAACGCAAGGTTCTAATATGGCAAGAGTATCGTCAATCATCACCAACTTCCGAGCAGGTGAGATATCGCCACGATTAGAAGGTCGTATTGATTTACAGAAATATAACGAAGCCGTAAAAGATTTAAGCAACATGATTGTGTTTCCACAGGGAGGTACAACACGCAGACCAGGCACATATTACGCAGGAACAACAAAAGATGGTGGTCAGGTAAGGCTAATCAACTTTGAGTTTAGTGATACACAAGCCTATGTATTGGAGTTTGGTAATAACTATATTCGTATATTTAAAGATGGTGGCTTGGTCACAGAAGCTACCACAGCTATAACAGCCATAACAAAGGCTAATCCAGCAGTAGTTACAGCTAATTCACATGGTCTAAGCAATGGCGATAGAGTGTTTATAGCTAGTGTCGGTGGGATGACAGAAGTAAACAACAGAGAATTTACTGTTGCAGGTGTCACTACAAATACATTTCAGTTAAGTGGTATCAATAGCTCTGCGTTTACCACATATACAAGTGGTGGCACAGTTGGGAAAATAGTAGAAATTACAACGACTTACACGACAGCACAGCTATCTACGATTAATTATGCACAATCAGCAGATGTGTTGTTCCTTGCACAACAAGATCATGCACCAGCAAAGTTGACAAGAACAAGTCATACATCATGGACATTAACAGATATTGATTTTACAGATGGTCCTTACCTTGATGAAAACATAACAACTACAACATTATACGCTTCAGCAGATACAGGTTCTGTAACGATTACAGCAAGTGCAGCCTTGTTTGCTAGTACAGATGTTGGAAGATTAATTAGGTTTCGTGAGGTATTAGAGGTTACTTATGATGAATGGGCAGCAAGTACAAGTTACGCTAACAATGAATTTGTAAGATATAATGGTCACGTTTATAAGCAGGTTACTGGATCAACGCAAACATCAGGCAACACGCCACCAGTGCATACATCAGGTACAGAAACATATGGTTCAATTAATTGGGAATATAGGCATGACGATACAGGTTATGTAAAGATAACAGGGTTTACAAGCTCAACAGTTGTAACAGCTACAGTTAAAGAAGATGATGGTGGCATATCAGTATTACCACATAATATCGTGGGATCGAGCAATGCTACAACAAAATGGTCATTGGGAAGTTTTAGCTCAACCACAGGATTTCCAAGGGCTATAGGTTTTTACGAAGAAAGATTATACTTTGCTGGAACCACAGATCAGCCACAAACTATCTTTGGCAGTGTGTCTGCTGATTTTGAGAACCATACACCTGGAACAGAAGATGATGCAGCGATTAATGTAACCATAGCATCAGACCAGGTTAACGTGATTAAACATCTTTTACCAGCTAGATTCTTGCAGTTATTGACTACAAGTGCTGAGTTTACCTTGTCAGGTGGTGCAGGATCAGAGCCGGTAACACCTACGAATGTTAACGTGCTACGAGAAACAACCTTTGGTACAGGTAACATCAAGCCTTTGAGAGCAGGTAACAGTACCATACTCATACAGAAGGGTGCAGAAAAGGTAAAAGAGATAACCTTTGATTTAGACACGGATGGATTACTGGGTGTTGATTTGACTGTGCTTGCAGATCATTTGGCTAGAGGTGGCTTGACTGACATGGTTTGGCAGCAAGAGCCTGAGTTATTACTATGGTTTGTTCACGCTGATGGAAGGCTAATCGGTCTTACATATGACAGAGCAAACGCTACAGTTGGTTGGCATGAGCATAGTTTAGGTGGTGATGGTATAGTAGAAAGTATCACAGCTATACCTAGTGGTGCAGAAGACCAGGTGTATCTAAGTGTGAAGAGGACAATAGATGGATCAACTGTTCGACACATTGTATATCTTAAGTCATTATATTTTAATGATGATGTTACAGATGCTTTCTTCGTAGATAGTGGGCTAACATATGATGGATCGGCTACAACGACCATAAAAAGCCTAAACCACCTTGAGGGTGAAACAGTAACCATTTTAGCAGATGGTGCTGCACACGCTGATAAAACAGTCAGCAATGGCACAATTACATTGGATAGGAGTGCATCTAAGGTTCATGTTGGTTATGGTTATACATCATCACTGGAAACATTGCGTATGGAAGCAGGTGCAGAAGATGGCATTGCACAAGGCAAGATAAAGAGAATACATGGCGTGACAGCTAGGTTCTTTCAGACTGTTGGTGCAGAACTAGGTCCTGACACAGCAAACCTTGACAGATTACCATTTAGAGATAGTAGCATGGCTATGGATGAAGCTGTTCCATTATTTACTGGGGATAAAGAAATATCTTTTCCATCAGGCTATGACAATGATGCAAAGATTGTTATAAGGCAAACACAGCCATTGCCTATGACAATATTAGCGATTATGAGAAGGTCTAATACGTTTGATGCTTAAGTTTAAAAAGTTTGAAAAAGAACACTTGGATATGATTGAAACAAATTTTCATTTTCCAGAAAGCTCAAAAGCAGCTATGATGAAAGAAACTTGTTTGAGTGCATACACAGCAATGCAAGAAAGTAAGGTATTTATGATTGGTGGTGTATACGGATTGTGGGATAATGTAGGTGAAGCCTGGTTTGTTATGTCAAAGCACGCTTACAAGATGCCCTTTTCAGCAGCTAAGTATTCCAGTTTATTATTGGATCATGTTCAAGAAGATACCGATTTACAGCGTATACAAGCTAGTGTTCACACAGGAGACAAGCAAGCGATTAGATATGTTGAATGGTTGGGTTTTGAGAACGAAGGTTTAATGAAGAAGTTTGGTCCTGATGGATCAGATTATTATCGTTTTGCGAGGGTTATGTAATGTCAGATCCAGTGTTAGCAGGAGGAGCAATCGTAAGTGGTGTTCTTGGTTATAAGGGAAACATGGCTTCAGCAAAAGCTGCAAGACAAGTTGGCGAATATAATGCAGTTGTAGCTGAGAATGAAAAGACTTTATTGCAACGTGCAACAAGGCAAAAAGAAGCCAATCTTAGGAAAAGTGCTGAAAGATTGCAGGGGACTCAAAGGGTTGCAACAGCTAAATCTGGTATACAGATGTCAGGCAGTGCTTTAGAAGCATTAAGAGATACATTCTTTAATACAGAGTTAGATGCTATTGGAATACGTTATGCAGGTTCTATAGAAGAGGCTGCAAAAGTGAATGAAGCAGCTATGGCTAGGGCAACAGCAAGTGCACAATCTGCACAGTTTAAAACAGCAGCTTATAAAAGTGTATTAGAATCAGGTCAAAAAGCATACAGTTATGGACAAGGATAAGATATGCCGAAAATACCATTATATAACAAAGGGTTAGGTTCCACAGGTGTAACATCAGGTGGTTCGTTAGGACCAAGAGCATCAGCAGGTGCGTTTACTGGTGTTGGTCAACAGGTTGCAAGATTTGGGGAAGCAGCTGGTGATATTATGTTTAAATATTATGATGCTGACAAAAAAGCAGCAGCAAAAACAGCAATAGCAGATGCTGAGAATGAGTTAGTTAAAGAGCTAGACACACATATTGACCAAGACAAAAGTGTTGATGCAGAAGAGTTTGATAAGAATTACACAAAGTTTTCAAACAAAAAAATACAAGATATCTCAGGTAAATATAATCTAAGACCAAATGAGCAGAAAGCACTAATTGCAAAGTTAGGTGATTTATCAGCAGGTGCACAACTCAAGGGAAGGCAAGAGACATACACTAGAAGAGATCAAATTAGAGGAATCTCTGTAGGTGATACATTAACTAGATATAAAAGCACAATGGCATCATATCCGATTGGTCATCCAATCCATGAAAAAACAAGAGTTGATGCAATAAATTTAATTGATGAAAGCCAAAAAGATGGAAGTATTAAATATTCAAGTATTCGCTCTAGGGAACAGCTAGAAATACAAGTTGAATCAGAAACATTAAATAATAAAATTACTGGTGCTTCAACTTTTAGTGACTTAAATAAAGCAAAACAAGATATTGCTGAAAGTACATTAGCATCATCTGAAAAAGAAAAGTTTAACAAAGCCTGGAGAACAAAACGTACTGTTTTGGCAAATGAAATAAATCGTGAAATACAAGATCAAGTAGAATTAAAAAAACCTACATATCAAGAATTAAAAATAATTAACGAAAAGTTGCAAAGAAACGAAGATGTTAATATGGAGTTGGCTAATGGTGAAGTCATATCAATAAAAGGTTCTGAGTTAACACAAGATGTAAGTAATTCTATTCAAAAATTTAATAATAATAAAGCAAAAGAAAATGAAGATATCGCATTAAATGATGGCTCTTCAAGTATTATAGATGAAGCAAATAATACAGATACAAAAACAACATTAGAAACAGCAGATGCTTTTGTAAAAAGTATGCCTGACAAAGAAAAGGCAGAAGGTGCAGTATTGTCTGCCGCACTTAATTTACAAGCAGATGCAAGGAGGTTGTTAAATATTTATGAAGAGGATCCAAGTCAGGTAAATGCAAATAAAATAAGACAACTTGTTGAAACATCAAAACAATTATTAGAAAAAGGATACGCTGGTAGACCAGCCTTAAGCAAGCAAGTTGGCAAAATGGGAACTTCATCAAACAACGCTTTGATTGCTTTGAACAACATAGTGTTAGATTTAGACAAAGAAATAGCTGCTGCACAGGTGATTAACAATGCTGCTGATGTTATATCGTCTGGTAATCTTTCTGAGATAAAAGAAAATTTAACTAAACCTCAATTAGATCAAGCCATTAGGACTTCTTTGAAGGGTAAGGATTTAGATACGCAAATGTTAATATTAGAAAGGAATAATGCAAAATCTGAAGACTATTCTAATATGCTGTCAGAGGGAGCTA